TGCATCTTTGTTTTCCTCTAAAGCATCCTCTACAATCTTATCAAAGCTTTTGTTAGCGTTAGGGTTAACATTGATTGTTGCTACACGCTGAACGCTTAACCCTAATTCACCAATAGCCTTAGTGATAAGCTCTAATTGCTGCTTGGTTTCCTCGCTAGACTTATTTAACAAATCTTCAACCTCTTTTAATTTAGATGCTTCCGCTTTGTTTTCGGTAAGATCACTCAAAGCTGTTGCCATGGCTTCATCGTTTTCTTTATTTAGTGCGTTGATGTGCGTTACAAGTTCCTGCGCATCCTTTTGCACTTCTTCTAGTTTGAGTCCTTTCTCTTCTAGGTACTCATCTAATGTCTTTCTTTTCATCGTTATCTAATTAAAGTACTCAAAATATGTGTATGTGTCGGCTCTACCTTCTGAGTGCTTTTTTGCGGCTCTTTGTCGAGTGACTTTAATGCAGGAGTATAAGGGTTTGATCCCAATACTACTGCTGAAATCTCAATTAACTTCTGTTCTTTTACTGCCCAAAAGAATCCTTTTTGCATAGCATCATCAATATTAATGATCTGCCCCGCAAACTGATTCCATACCTTGAACTCTTCATCAAATTCAGGATCGTTTATAGCTAGATCAAGTTGGACATACCTTAATCCTACACTATGTTCTTTTATCAATCCGCTTGAATACTTCTCGAGCATAATCGGATCAATGGGTTTTATCTTAGCTCCTACTACTTGCGTAGTACCCTCCTTATCAAAGCCTAAATCCCTTATGTCTATCTCTTGAATAGATGTGCCTAGGTTCTCCGCAAACAAGTTGTCAACACTCATTCTATGATCCTTGATAATAGGGATTCTGTCACCTCTTTCGCTTACTGTTTTGTCCCAACTTCCACGGATAGAAACATCCTTATGAGAATCAAAGAAACCTACCGAGTTACCAACTATGTAAAACTCATCACTACCAAGCTCTACATTTAAAGCTTTAGATTGTGATATGTTTCTGTTTGAGTATACAGAGTAAGAAGTAGCAAAGTTTTTCCCTAAGTCCTTCTTTGCTTGCTTAATTTCAGCCTTATTCTGAAACAAGAAACTAAGCCTATCTTGTTTATCTGTAATCTCTTCAAGTTTCTTTAATACTAGCATATTAACCTATTTTACGCATTTTGTTTACCGTATCCCCTCCATCAATCTTTTGCTTTACAGCCTCTTGCAATTCATCCAACTTAACCGTTTTCGAGCCTTTTAACTCCTTAAGCCTATTTACTACTTGTTCAAACTTTTTCATGTTATTGTTGGTTTTCTGATTTGTACTTAAAAATAGGAGTAGCCCTTAATTTATCATACAATTCTTTTGCCTTAACTATTCGGTCCTTCAAATTTGGCATTAAAATATCATGCTTACTAGATGCTAAAAATATCAATTCAAGCTGATCAATTGTTATTTCTCCTTCATTATAGCTTTTACAAGCCTCATACATGGCCCACCCATCAGAAGGCCCTATTGTTTTGTCTTTTTCACTCATAGTGTTATTGTTGGTTTTTTGATTTGTCTTTAAGACGAACAGGCAAATGAATCATATCAATAGATATCTTATATTCATTGTATTCATTACATTCCTTAATTACCTTATGTATTGCATCAGGATATACCACTTTTTTGTCTTTTTCACTCATAGTCCTAATAACATTTTAGCCTCTTCCTCGGAATAAGCATAGTTAATAATCAGTGTATTTGTAGCCGATTGTTCACTAATCAACTTAGCTTCAAGGTCCTTTACAATGTTGGTTACTTGTTGCTTTCCTACATCAGTATTTCGCTGTTTGATCTTAGCAACCTTTGTTTCATCTTGCTTATCAATACAGTATTTAAGATCATTAATCCCGTAATTATCTTGTATTAGCCATTGATTAAGCTGCTCATCTATCTTATCTCCGCCTCTTGTAGCTGTTAGCAGTATTCTTTTCTGTGCTGTTTCTAGGTTATTAAAAGTAGTTCCCTGCACATCTGAGAATAACACACTATCAACATCATACACACCGCATACAATACGCAAATCAATAGGCAAAGACTCGATTAACCTTAACTGTTCAGGGGATAATGCAACCCTAGTGAAATCAACAGGCGAACCCGTTACATAGGTACTTCCAAAATTGTGTGTACCTCCTACACCTTTGGTAAACTCTTCCTGCATTAACTCCCGATCACTTGGCAACATTACCGCTTCACTTCCTTTAGGGCTTATTACGCCGTTTGCGCCTCCATTCTGGTAACTTGATACCCTAGCATCAAAAGTGGCTGTACTTCCTGTGTAGGCTTTCTGTTGACCAAACAAAGGTAGATAAACCGTAGTTGCTAGATGATGATATTATATTACTAATCTTAAGATGTAATACATCCTTAGCAGCAGCAGTATAAATAGCCCCATTTAAAGTACTATCTGTTATTTGGTAGCTTATTGGCGTTCCTGTCTCAGTGCCATTTGATGTGTTTATGTAAACATCTTCAATACTGGCTATATGAAGTTCCATATACTTATCCATGCCTAACCCACTTAACAACTCTGAGTTAGTTGGGTTAGCTGAAACACCGTAAATAATCGCGTTTCCTGTTACCTTTAGGAATTGATCAATCTTATTATAAAAATCGGTTCTTGTGGTTTTTGGNTTGGGTTGGTTCAATAATGATACTAACCCTGAATCAACAGTACTTACTTCTACTGGATTCCCTTCTAAGTCTTTAAAGCTCCTTGGCAATGTGCTTTGTATATCCGTAATACGTGGCACAACCATATTGATATAAGGATTTCGCCCAAATGCTTCACAGATATACTCTCGAAAGTTTCTTTCATTGTAGCTATTCCCTATAAAATCAATAGGGTAAAAAGTATGATCAGTTAATTTAACCGTCCTGCTGCCACTGGAAAAGCTTTTGAATATGTTTCTTAATCTGCTAATCATTATCTAACAAAGTATGTAACCCCATAACGCTCACCGTCTAAAGTATGATTATCCTTATCTATTGGAATAGGTAGTAATTTATTTGTTGCCCTGTCTCTTTTAAACTTATACCCCCTTTTTTCCTTTTGCATAGACACGGAACTAACATGGACAAAATGTTTAAACCCTTGCATTATATTAATCCCATGTTTTACACTGTCTGGCCCTTTTCTTGAAGGTACTGCATTTATATTACTTCTTCTTAACTCTTCTATGCTTTTTTTTTCTGCACTGTCGCAAATCACAAAAGTGTTTTTGTCAATATTTAATACAGATATTTTCCTGATTAAATCTGCATTAGTTAAGCCTGTTTCGTAAATATAAACTTTTGAATATATCTCTTTTGCTGTTAAAAATATTCGACTTTCACCGAATGCATTAGGGTCTGTTACGAAACCAAAATCATTCCAATAGCATCTGTAATCCCAATATTCAACCCCTTCTTCATTCTTAAGCCAATTATCAAATAACTCAAAGTGCTTATATATCCTTTCATCCCCTGCGCTTCTAACACATTTCCCGTACACATCCCATTTATACGCATCAGCAGTACTGTTTAGTATATTTTCAGGGTTGCTAGGGTTGTAGCTTAGTATTTTTCTAACTTGCGCTTTCGGCGCCATAGGATTATCATTAAATGTGGTTTTTTTATGAACTACATCAGGTCTATTATCAGCTACCTCATAAATCCAACTTTGATCTTCACAAGGATTGTAATCAATAATAAAAAATTGTTCTGTTCTTTGTTCCATTTGATCGAATGAATCTTTCATTATAAAGATACCTTCATTAATCCAAAGTATATCTTGTTCCATTCCGTGAGCCTTAGTAATACTATCATTAATCCCAGTAAACCTGATAAGATTGCCGTTGTAGTTAATGTCAGTAGCAGACTTATTAAAAACCCCAAGAGGCATACCAAAAGAAACCCACACCTTTTCGAAAGTTTTGTATGTAGTATTCTTTAGGTTTTTAAAAGTGTCTCTCGCTATAGTAATAACCTTTCCTGTGTTCTGATTAAGATATTCACAAAGGAAAATTGATATGCCATATGTCTTCCCTGAACGTGACCCGCCTTCACAGCATATCCCATTAATACGATCATCTTTGTTAAAATTACGCATAGCATCTCTATACGCATCTTTCACGGCATAATAATTAGTCGTTCCCTGTATCCTTACTTCTTGCATCCTCAATAATAACAGTTACACCTTTGCTTTCTTCTTCTCCTTTTCTTTCGTTACTCAGTCTTTGCAACTCTTCCTCATCTGCTAACAGCTTAAATGCTGCGATGTTTAATGTTGCATTTTCGCTGTCTTCCCATTTCTTAATGAGTTTTGTCTTTCTTGCTATCCTTTGAGCTTGTAAAGCGTCTTTTATACTCTCTAATTGCTCTAATTTATGATTGTAGAAAGTAGCCTCAGAACATTCTATATAAGGAATTAGATAAGATACTCTCGCGATCTTATTTTTTTTAATAGCTTTTAAAGCTTGCTCCTCTAACTCCTTTTTTTTGTATGCCATTCCTATTCATTCCAGTTTGCACTCGCCTTAACTGAGGCGCCGTTATCAGTTGCTAAAATACTTACAGCAAATGTTGCTCCCTCAGGTATAAATAATTCAAAAAGCAACCTACTATCAACAGTTTCACGACCCAAAGCTCTTTTCCCTAGTAAAAACCTGCCGCCATTAGCCTGATCATATCCACTTATTAAAGGGTTGACAGGAACACCTAATTCCCCTGCAATAGCTACTTCTAATTTGCTTTGCACTGGATTGATTGGTGCCACTATTGGATCGGTTGAAAAGTTACCATCTACAAAAGTGTGATTTGAAAAGGTGGGGTTTACGCTGAATCTTATTTCATATTCATCATTAGTGGTTGACTCAAAAGATAAGAAAAACGACCTTAGAGATACACCTCCAGAACCAGCTTTAGCTCTAAATAAATAAGCGCATTCATCATCACCTGTGCTTATTCCTGATAGTATGTCATCTTCTTTACT